CTCGCCTCGCCGTACCGACCTGTCCCAGGCCTTGCCTGAGGCCTCAGGCCTGAGGCCTCAGGCCTCCGGATCGGAGGCCTCAGGCCTGAGGCCTCAGGCCTCAGGCCTGAGGCCTCAGGCCTCAGGGGAGGCCTGTCCTCAGGCCGTGCCTCCCCCCACAGGGGTGGGGGCTCGACTCAAAAGAATTGAAAGTGGAGACTCTAATCCGGACTTGCCTGAGGCCCTAACCCTTCGTGAGGTAAGTAATAGGTCTGGCATAGACTTAGCGTGGTTAAGGAAGGAGGCTTCAAACATAGGTATGCTGGTTGAGGGGGTCTGGCGGGTACCTGCGGATCAGGTAGACAGGCTGAAGTTGCGTTGGTTAAGGAGGCGTCGCAGGAAGGTGAATGAGAGCGGCAGGGGATTTACTACGGGGGGTAACAGGTATCGTCATGACGGCGGCCCTCAACAGCAGTAGTTTGCCATACTCGCCCATACTCGCCAGCCTGTGGGGACTGGCGAGTATGCCTAGAATGTGGCGGGTATGGTATCCTTGAGTTTCCGTTGTCTGACACCTTGACTGCCGGTGTCTGCCATGGCATATTGGGTCCCATGGAGAGGATAACTGTGAGGATGTCTGACAAGCTGTCTGCCGCTGTCAGCCAGCACTGTAAGTCTATGGGTCTTGGGGTTAGTGTTTGGGTTCGGGGGTTGATGGAGCGTGAGGTGGGTGGTAAGGAGGACGATCCTTATGCGAGGATTCTGGGTAGGCTGGATGCCTTGGAGGACGAAGTCTTCGCGGTCCAGGCTGATTTCTCCGTACCCAGCAACAAGCCTCTTCCACCTCCGCCGTAGGACACCGGGCAAGGAAAGGCAGAGTGGACAGGGTCACTCCTACTTCTGAGGGCCAGCTTGAGATCGGGGCGGTCTACGAGCTAACCGGTCAGGCTGAAGGGCTGGAGATGATTCCCGCCCAGGTATTCAGGCTGGAGTCTCTGGGCACTTCCACCACCAATGGAACCAGGGTTCTTAACGGTACTCTGTGGTGGAGGGTCTGGATCGGGGGCAAGTGGTATTCTGGGAAGAACCCCACCCATCAGGTGCTTTGTCACAACGTCTCCATAGGTACTACAACTGGCAGGCATGACTTTCATCTGGAGAAGATCGCCCCACCTCGGGTGAGGCAGGTGCTAGGTAAAGGCAGGGCTTACGGTGACTACATTGAGCAGACGAGGATAGATGAACGACAAACTTGATCCTGTGCTCTATCTGGGGCTGGATGTAGCCACCAAGCGAGATACCTGTGCGCTCACTGCCATCACGCCTGACGATGAGTTTGAGACCTACATCGAGTGGGGCTATAAGGTCTGGGCTCCTCCGGTGAATCTGGTGACACAGGTCCAGCCGTTTATGGATCACATCTTCACCAACTTCCGTGTAGCGGGGTTGTGGTACGACCCCTTTCAGGCAATCACCCTGATTCAGAGGCTGAAGGCCAGGGGCTACGGGTACCAACTCGTTGAGGTAGGTCAGGCCGGGGCGCAGATGATCGGTGCGGCCAACACTCTTCACGACCTGCTGGTTGAGGATAGACTTGATCTGATCGAGTCAGAAGAGACAAGAGCCTACTTCTCATGGACCTCGGCCAGACGATCTGATCGAGGCTACAGAATCGTCAAGCAGAACCCCACCAAGCCCGTTGACTATCCCGTGGCTTTATCCATGACGTGCTTTGGTGCCAACCAGGAACACGGACACGGCACGTATCCAGCGTGGTCCTCGTCCAAGCATGTACGCAGTCCGTTTGTTATGGAGGGGTTCGCGGCGTGAACGACCCAAACCTGTTCTACATTGAGGGGGGGCTATATAAATACACCTTCCAAGAGGCCAAAGTGAAGGCTGTCGTGGAGGAAGAATGTCGAGAGTTCAACTCAGAGGTTCTAAACCTCTTCGCAGGGAAGCACAGGCTCGACGTGGAAGACGAGTTTCGCGTTGACCTCTCTGATGAGTTTGAGCCAGACCACTGCGGTGACGCTATGGGCTTTCTCAAGGACGCCGGAAACGATAAGTGGGACTGCATGGTGTATGACCCTCCCTTTAACGAGCGCAAGTCCAAGGAGTTTTACGAGGGCAGAAGGGTGGGGAAGTATACCAAGATGAAAGACTCCATCGTCCAGTGCCTGAACCCCGGTGGGAAAATCGTAGGATTGGGGCATGAGATATCTAACTTTGGTAAGGGTAGGGGTATGGAGGTTGAAAGTCTCTACGTAGTTAATCCATTCGGAGAGATCCGTCCTTACTTTATATCAGTGGAAAGAAAGTTCGCGGCGTGAACGACCATCTCGCCACCTACCCCACGTCTAAAGGCGTGTCGGTGATGTGGCTCACCACCCAGGTTGCGCCTGTGGATGAGATGGCGCACGAGATGCACGGCACTCCCCTGCCGAAGAACAGGAAGCTCGAACTTCCTTTCAGAAGGATTGTCATGGGGATGTGCTTCGAGCCGATGTTCGTCTGTGTCGTGGGCGAGAGGTGGTTCGAGTTTGAAGATCGGGTCGAGTCCGTCTTCGTTATCCTTGATGAGATCATCGACACCACCGTCACCGCAGATGTCTTTCGTCAGTCGATCGAACTCAAAGACAAGTACCGCGTCTCGCACATCTTCGCTCCCACTCAGCCTGGGTCCCTTTCAGAGACACTACGCCGGACTGACGGACTGACGTTCTATCCCGAGCCCCACATAGACCAGGTTGCACGTCAACGGTGGCCCAGCTTTACCGACTTCGATCTTGTACCGGGCGTGACGCTAAGAGAGATCCCCTCGAAGGAAACTCTTACTTCCGAAGTCAACGACATGCTTCAAGCCGAGGCTGTAGACCCCAAGACACAGAACTCCATGCGAGGCAACGATGGCGATGCGATCCCGAAGTTATTGTTTTTGGACGACATGCCTATGCTTAGAACCCTACAGTCTGTACGTACTGGTAATCTTGCTGGATCGCTGGCTCTTTGGAATGCAGTCAAAGGTCTCGGATCTACTTCTGTTCGAGTGAGTCACGATTCAGAAGAGCATCTGGAGAAGGGTGTCGGCAACACCATCACGGGGTATTGATATGGGTTTCGTCGCATGACCCTCGCTGATCTGTATAACACCCTCGACTGGTCCGGCTCAGAAGCCGCACTGGAGAACTGGCAGGAAAAGAACGAGACCGACTGGAAGGCAGATCCCGAGTTCGCCAGGAACTGGAGGCTCACCCTTCTATTATATAGCCTCCCTGAACAGATCGTCGGAGACCAGGCCGAAGACTGGACCAAGGAGAAGTCCGAATCCGCAAGGGCTGCGCTTCATAACGCAGGCGTGTGGCAACAGGTTGTGGACTATCTCATACGCAACGACTTACTCGACCCCGTCGAGCTTACTCTACTACAGAAAGGCAAAGCATGGCTTCGCAGATTGAAGACCTGACCCCTACCGCAGATAGGGTCCTTCTCAGGAGAATGGACACGGAGAGCGAAACAACCGCAGGGGGCATTATCATACCCGATAACGCCCAGGAGATTGGCGATGCTGCCGAGGTCATGGCTGTTGGGCCGGGAGAACCCATCGGAGGCAAGCCTGGAGAGCGAGATCCCATGGACGTGTCTGTGGGTGATACTGTGCTCATAAACAGACATGCCGGGACCGAGATCGAGGCTGGTGGGCTCACCTACCTCGTAGTCAGGGAGAAAGACATCCTCGCCCGTGTAGAATGACAATGTAGTTGCCTAATTCCACGGTATATTGTAGGTTTGCGGCAGTGAGCCTCTATATGTCGTGGAATTTCTATGACTATGATGCCTAATGTTGATCCGCAGCTTCTGCGGATGATAGCAACGGCCATGTCAACTGGAGCGGGAACAGGCCCCTCTCGTATGCCCACCCCGCCGCCTGCGCCTGGACCTCCGTCATCTCAGGCGCAACTGATGTCTCCGGAAGACCTTCCGTACACGGAGCGGTTGTTCCGTGGCGAGGAGATGCCGTTTGATGTACCGGCAGGTATTACGAGCAAATACGTCGGCAGAATGTTGCCGAGGGCAAATATGTCGGCCTTGTCTAAACCCAGCCTTGAATCTGTCCTCAAGGCGGGAAAATCTTCCGGACGCCTTGAGAAAGATGTTCCCAAGAGCTTAGAAAAAGCCGTCCAGGCAATTGACGACTATGACGCTCTCGCCGAAACCTCGCCCGAGGGGTTTACTTTTACGTCGATGATCTCAGAGGCAGATGAGATTAAGGGACTAGTGGATGTGATCAAGCCCCTTGGTTTGACCATGGATCAGTTGAGAGCGTTGAAGATGTACTATAAGCCAGGGAAGTTAGACTTTAACCTTTCTGTTCCTCCTAGTTTTACCATTGCCGCAGAGGCTGATTATCAAGTCTTGAAAAAGGCTGTAGACCTTGTTATGGGCGGGATTGGTCTATGACTGAACTCATTATTGACGCCCTGAGCGGCATAGACGGTCCTCCGGGGGAAGCTCCACGTTTTCCCGATCCTGAACCTTTGAAATTGGACGAGGACGAGCGGAAAGAGATCGCAGATACGATCAGCACCCTTATCCGCGAAGGCATACAGGCACGTCAGTCGTGGAGCAAGCGTCATTTGGACTATGATTTGATGTTCCGTGGCACTATGGACGCAAATCGACAAGGTCCATGGCCAAATTCCTCAAATCTTCACGTACAGATGCCCTACTGGCTGTGTGACGCCTACAATACTCGGCTCGTGTCGGGTGTTTTTGATCAGGCCCCCCTTGTAATAGGCAAACCCCAAGAAGACGCGGACGACGAGGTGGCAAAAAACGCCGCTGGTCTCGTTCAATGGCATTTTGAGGCCAAGCGGATGAACGCACGGAGCGCTTGGAGCCGTATTTCCAAGTCCCGCTGTATTCACGGACGAGGCGTGGGGATTGTTCCTTGGGTGAAGGACGAATACACCTACCGAGTCCGAGGCGAGAGGGAGTTTAAGCGCAACGAGGCCGATGAGATCCTCGAAGACGAGAACGGCGATGCGATCGAGGAAGAGTTTAAGCCGGTTCTGAAGAGGGCGACGAGGATGAACGGGCCATTATTGATTCCCGTGGCATGGGATGACGTGATAGACCCTCTGGACGGGATTAACCTCCAGCCTGTGACTCCAGCCAATCCCCTTGGTGCTGATTACTGTGGTATACGCCAGTGGGAGCCTCTCAGTCTGATCTGGAAAAAGCGCAATCTGTCCTACCCCTATATAGATGAAGACGAAAACCTCAAGGAGCGCGAGAAGTGGGTCGATCTTGCCCCCTCTCAAGACCGTTCGGAATCTGGTTCGTCTGGATCACAGGAACGGGTCAGGCTTGAGGATCACGTCACCGGCAAGAACCGCAGTCAGGCCAGCCACAAGCGACATCCTTCTGCAAGGCAGAATCCAGAGTTTGAGATCCTCACATGGTTCATGCCTTGGGTTCTGGAGAACGAGGCAGGCGAAGAGGAAGAGGCTGAGTGCGTTTTCTTCTTTATGACCAATCCCGAGAAGATCCTTGGAGCCTTCCGCCTGTCCGACATCCAGTGGAAGAACAAGAGACCCCTCGTTGAGTTGAATTTCCAGACCATCGGCACTCGTCGCGACTCGATGGGGATTTGTGAGATCGTCCAGCACCTTTCAGCCGAGCTTGATACGATCCACAACATGCGAATCGACGTTGGATTCGCCACCAACATGCCGTTCTTCTTCTACCGAGCCACCTCCACTATACAGCCCGAACGAATCACTTTACGCCCCGGCAAGGGTATTCCTGTCGATGACGTGAGGGATGTTCAGTTTCCCCAACTACAAAGCGTCACCTCGTTCTACTACCAGGAAGAGCAACTCCTGTATTCGCTGGTGGAACGCGTCCTCGGGGTTACTGACCTCTTTTTGGGCGTGTCCCCCACCCGTGGGGCTGCGGCCCGTCATGCCACGGGCTTTGTGGGTACACAGCAGGAGGCTCTTGCTCGAACCTCCGAGGTCATCTCCGGGGACGCAACCGAGTTTTCCAGCCTCTGCCATCTCGTATACGAGTCTGAGATTCAGTTCGGTCCAGATGAGAGGATAATGCGCCTGCAAGGCCGAGAGGGTCCCTTGACCCAGAAGTTGACTAGGGATCAACTCTGGTTCAGAGGTGAGTATGACTTCAGCCTCGGGTCCAACCATGGCATGTATTCGACCATGCTCAAGCAGCAGCAGGCGCAGGTTCTACAGGGGCTGTTGCAGGTCAGTCCCTTTATGAATCAGGATCTGGGCAGACGGTGGGAAGCGGAGAGCTTCATCATCGAGTCTGGCGGGATTCCCGATCCACACCGCTTTATCGGACCCAAGTCGGCCACGGGGGTTGCTCCCCAGAAGGACGCCAGCGAAGAGAATGGCGAGATGGATCAGATGCTGTATGGCACCGGGACCGCTGCTCCCGTTCATCCCAACGACAACGACGCCGAGCATCTCAGGTTCCACATGGAACACGTCAATTCGTCTCAATACCTCGCCTTGGGCAGGCCCAATATCCAAGGCCACATGAGCCACATTCAGGCCACTCAATCCGCGATACAGCGCAAGCAGCAGATGGCTGAACAGCAAAGGCTCATAGCAGCACAAAACCAGCAGCAAGGACAACCTGGTCAACAGCAGCAGCCCAACGCACGTAATGTGGCCTCACTACAAGGAGTTGAGCAGCAGGGCGGTATGGGCGATGTCAACGCATCTCCAGCCGTTCCTAGCGCTAATGGGGCCGCAGGCGGGCCGCAACCGGGGTCTCCGGTATGACGATGATGTCGAACACAGCATGGTAGACCACAGTCAAGGGATACAAAATGCCTAGACCCGAGTATTACAACCCATACGGTCAATCAAGTCGAAGGCCACGCCTTCCTCTCTTGCAAGATCCCATTAATAATGCCGATCCAGAAGCGATAGCCATGCTGGAGCAGATAATGGCCAAGACTATGGGCAGGGGGGGCCGCAATCCCTATAGTGACCCAGGATTTAGTCAGGGTCCGACGCGACCGCGTCCAGCAGGAAAGTCGGCTACGCCAATACGTGATACCGAAGCCCTTTTGCCACGTGGTCTGATGGGGCCGCAGACGGGAGCGGATTTCCACTATATGAACGACATAATGTCAACGGGATGGAATCCTGAACGCGCAAACAGGCCAAGTGAATATCAGACCCCCTCTGGAGTTTCCCAATTCGGACGCTTCGGACCATCCCTCGCCCCCGACCTCCAGCCTTACTTCGACTCAAAGGCTCTAGATGCTGCTCAGAGGTATAGTGTCGATGAGCTGAGATTTGCAGCTCGTTCCGGTATCTACGCCAATCAGAATCTAGATATCTCACCCGAGATTGCAGAGGCAGCTTTACGACTGCTACGAAATGACCGGTATGGGATGATTGACTCGCCCTTACCTCCCCCAAGGCAACGGAGCAATTTCTATGACAAAGGTGCCGATCAGATGGGGAGCTATTGGGATAATCAATGATTGAACGGAACTACACGGGTGGACGTACGTAGCAAAAGAGACCACAACCAAGGAGTACGACATGCCTAGACCCGAGTATATGAACCCATATGGTCAAAACCGCAACCCTGCCTATAGTCAGAACGCAGGGCCGAATATGGGAGCCCTTGGAAGAACCCCACTCCTGCAAGATCCAATTGCAAATGCCGACCCAGAAATGCTGGCCATGTTGGAAGCGATAATGAGTGCGACTATGGGCGGTAACGGTCAACGAAGGGTGCCTCCTGAGATGCAGGCGTTCGGGCGCGTCAATGAGGATCCACGGCGCGGCAATCCCTATAGTCAGTACGGTTTCAAGTATCCGGCTGTGGAAACTGGCTATAGGGATAATAGTCAGCCAGGATTTAGTCAGCGCACGCCGCCTCGGGGCCGCAATCCCTATAGCGACCCAGGATTTAGTCAGGGTTCGGAGCGTGACTTCCCTGCTTATATAAGAGGTATGCAGGGCATGAGAGAGTTCGAGCCAGACCTAGCCCCATATCCACCAGACCTGGCCCCATATTCTTACGTGCGGAGCAGAAGAGCACCATCGAAAAGATGGAGGCGTCGTCGCTGATGAACGGAACCGCTTGGGTGGACGTGCGGAGCAGAAGAGATCTGGTAACAAACCCGGCCTTTTCTGACGTGTCTCAAGTCATTGATGAGATGATTCGCAAGGAAACCGTGATCCTCACCGGAGACGCCAGAGGGAAAGACCTTGAGAAGGTCAACTTCCAGGCTGGAGTGCTGGAAGGGATCAGGCGAGTTCAGGCGAGATTGGGGAATTACCGAGAGAATGCATTGGAGGACTTCCACACGGACCAACGCACGGACGAAGATGGGCCATGACGATGATGCCCAACATAGATCCACAGATGCTGCAAGCGATTGCGTCTGCTATGTCTACGGGTACGTCTCAAGGTCCCATTGGAATGCCGAGCCAGGACACCCGACCCACACCCCCAATGCCTGCCAGTCTAATGTCTCTCGAAGACCTTCCGTACATGGAGAGACTATTCAGAGGTGATGAGATGCCTTTCGATGTGGGGGGGTCGATTAAGAGCGGAATAAAGATTGGCACTGGTGCTGGATCAAAAAGAGCAATGCAGTTCATTGACGACTTCCTTAGGCAGTCCAAGGAATCCTATCCGATCACCTTCAAAGAAGGTAGACCAGTTCTCCATAGGCACTTTGCAGAAAGAAGTGTTGAGAGGTTGGGGTCGGCTGTAAATGGACAGGAAATAGGCGAGATAGCAAATGGACTCATTTCCTCGGGAGCAAATCTTCAGGACGTGAAAAGCCTGATCAAGGCTCTATCCAGATTCGCGGCAAGGCAAACAAGTCGAAGAGACTTGCCGAATCGAACCAAGGGGCCTACACCAAGAGAGGGTGGACCAGATATATCAGATGATTTCTATACTGATATGCGATAAATCATGACTGCCGTAGCCGAGCTACCAGCCAACGCACGGACGAAGACGGGCCATGACGAGCGCTATTGATCAGGTTCCGCAAAACGTGCAAAACGCGATTTCCCGCAACATCCTCAGTGGGGATAAGTGGCTGATCGTGAACATGGATGTAATACCCCCGGTTGTCGTAAAGCACGGCAACTTCACCCACGCTGATTGGCTTACGGCCTTTCAAGCGATGAAGTCTAACGCGGAGAACGCAACATGAAGTCCGGACTCGGAGTGAAAACGCCGAAGATGGCGAGTGGCGCAAAGCCGAAGGGAACTCCCAAGGCCAAGTCGAAGGGCGGCCAGGTGCCGACTGGGAAACGGGCCGCAAAGCAGTTCTGAGGTGACATACATAAAGAAGCACCCGAAGACTGCCCAAAAGGCACCAGGAAAACTACGTAAGGCCTCTGGGAAGAGTTCCTCGGGCAAGACGGCGAACAACAGAAATTACAAGAGGAAAGGCTACTGAGATGACTGAAGTCGCCAACACTGAATCGACGGAGCCTGTCGATGCCGGTGCCGCAGAAAATGATCCGCAGGCCGTGGATGAGTCTACAAGGGAAACTCCTGTAGATACGCCGGATCGTGACCCTAATGAGAGTGGAGCACTGTCTACCTCTCAGCAGGCGAACGTCCGGCGACTCATCCAGCAGCGCGACCACCAGTGGCAGGAATGGACCCGTCAACAGCAGAACAACGAGAGTCAGACGGCTAATCAAGCCGCCGAACTCGATGAATTGACCAGGGAAATCCGAGGATACTACACAGACGATGAAGTTGGTCAGAAGACGTTCGAGACGATCGAGAAACACCTTTCGAGGCGAATTGGCTCGGGCGAGCAAGTCACCATGCAAGACGTACGGAACGAAGCCGCATTGGCAGCGGGAGCGGCGGCGGGTAACGTGCGAAGTCAGGTTCAGTCCGGTGTGGTAATCACCAACGAGTTGAGGTCCCTTGTTGATGAGGGCGTCATTTCCACCGCGTCTGAAAAACGGATCGTAGAGACCGAATACACCGCTCGTCTGGATGATCCTCAGATGGCACAGGCGGCATCAACCCCGCATGGTGCTCAGATGATCCTCAAGGGTGTGGTGTATGATCTGATCAAGGGAAAGAAGATCAAGCCTGGGGCAAAACCCAGACAGCCTACCAATCCGTTTTCTTCTGGTGGGAACGGTTCTCCTTCTGCTGTCACGAAGAACGAGACTCTCGATCCGTCGAAGTCGCCTTTTGCTTCAGTTCGCGCCATGTCGCAGGAACAGATGGACGATGCCGCGAACACCTCTCGCTCGCACTTCGCGGGGGCTGCAAATGGTTGAAGACAAGGTTGTACCCAAGTTTCGCCAAGCGGTTGATTGGGCCTTGGCCGAGTCGATGGAGAGCCATGATTCTGAATGTGGCATCTGTGGATGGAAGCCGTGGATGCACAATGTGGAGCAAAGCCTGCGGGCACACATCACCCGTAAGCATCGTTCCACCATCGTTGATTTGTTTGATCGGCAGGTGATGAACATTTCCGATCTGAGTCCTGCGACTCCGTCTACCGACGATGACGAGTTGTTCTCCACCGCTGGTATCACTCGCATTGAGGACCTCGACCGCCACGACTACCTCGCTGTGCCACAGAGGATCAAGGACAAGATCGAGTCGGATGGTGCCCAAGGCCGGTGGGTCAGGGCAGACAGGATTGAGCATTTCAAGGGACAGGGAGCCACTGTCACGAGCGGTGCTGGTGAACACCAGCCCTCCAGTGAAGATGGATCTTTGCGGACCAACGAGATGACTCATGTCACGATCCCTCACGAACTGGCAGAGCGTCGGCGAAGACAGAAGGATCAGAGAGTAAACGATCAGCTTGCGGCTCGGGCTGAAGAACAAGAAAAGACCAGGGACGCGTACCAACAGAAGTCGTACGATTACCTGAGAAAACAGCGTGGTCTGGATCACTCCAAGGCAGATCAGGTATCAAAGGCTTTGGCAGGACGACGCGATCGAGAAGGCGGCAATGGTGACGGAACGTCTGTCACCGAACGCCGCTGAGTAAGGGTCAGTACCAAGTGCTGAACCCGACGCGGGCAATTCGGCCCCGTTAAAAAAATGAAGGGGAGATCGTCTCATGGCTAATGTAGATCGCCCGCACGGGTTCGTACCTTATTCGGCCCTAATGCGGTGCCGTCCATATGCGTCAGACGGGGCGGAGATTCAGTATATCAACGATGTCATGTCGGCGGCTGCTGACGGTAACGTCAATGTTGCTGCGGCTGGTGATAATGTTATACTGGGTTCCAATCTTGCGTATCATGCAGCATCTGCTGCAACTGCTACGTCGGCTGATCCGGTTCTGATTTCAGATCATCCGGATCAGTTGTATGAGGCTCAAGACGACGGCACGCAAGCCGCCGCTCAGTTGGAGTTGTTCCAGGGGTTTAATCATCTAGCAACAACTGGTTCGACCGTTACGTTCATCTCGAAGCATGAGTTGGACATTTCTGATGGTGGCACGTCCACTGGTGGATTTGTTGGACTCGGTTTTGTGCCGCGAATGGACAACGATGGAACTGCTGCCAATGCCGACTGGGTTCTCCAGTTGAACGTCGGCGAAGGTCTTCTCACGTTAGCGGCAGGAGTTTAGGTCATGGCTGGAATTGAACAGACTGCCAACTGGACAAACGCGACAACGCTTCGCGGGATCGACACCGTCATTTTCCACAAATGGCGTCAGCGTCCCAGCGTTGGTCGTACGCTTTTCAACGTCAAAGAGTCAAGCCAGTACCGCGAACACTCTCTGACCGCTGGCGGAGTAGGCGTGATGCAGCAGGTCGCCGAAGGCGAGCAGATCTCCTACCTGTCGAACAACGAGGGTTTTCTTGAGACCTTCACTCACCTGGACTACGCGAATGGCTTCCGAGTCACTCGACGTATGTACCGGGACGAGTTGTATGGTCTTATGGAAGACCTCGCCACGGAACTCTCTCTGTCGGCTGACGCCTCAGAAGAGACCCTCTTGGCGAACCACTTCAACAGGGCAGCAAACTCCAGTTATGCTGGAGCAGACGGCGTAGAACTGTCGTCAGCGGCTCATGTGCGCGAGAACGGTGAGACCTATTCAAACGAGTTGTCCTCGGCTGCTGATCTTAGCCAGACCTCTCTGGAACAGGCTCTGATCGACTTCTCCGACTTCCGTGACGGCGGCGGCAAGCGGCTTCAGATTCAGCCGCAGTACGTGGTCGTTCCCAAGGAAGAGCGCTTCAACGCCGACCGTCTGCTCCAGTCGAGCCAGACGCCGGATGACAACACGAACGCGGTCAACCCTGTGAAGGGTATTGTCCAGCCGGTCGTGTGGAACTACCTGACCGACACGGATCGTTGGTTTGTACTGTCCGACAAGCAGGACCATGGTTTGACTCTGTATACCAGAGAAGAGCCGTGGACGGACTACGAGTACGATTTCGATACCAAGGACTACAAGGTGACTCTGATGTTCGCCCAGTCCTCGGGTTGGACTGATCCGAAGGGTTTCTTCTGTTCTGGTCAGGCGTAGCATAGGGTTAGGGGAGGGCAAATCCGCCCTCCCCTAACCC